TAGATTCTCTGGTCATATTATGAGCATTGAGAATGTCTTGTGGAAATTCAGCAAAAAGTGGCATCTCACCTGGTTTTGGTACATTGCTACTTTCAAATTTAGCGTAAGGAGCTTTAGATAAACCCTCAGCCCTTTCGGACATTGTCTTATAAAAGCCTTCCATCCATGGTGGCAATGTTGATTGTACAAAGCCTGCATTTATAGGCATTATCGTACTCCTTTCATGTAAGATGACAAGGATTTAGCCGGAGGTGGCAACTTGCCCTGTTTAGCATTATTAACTTTATGTTTCCGCACGTTAGACATTAGGCTATCGAGCTTTTTAGCGCCTGCGCTATTATTGCCATCCCCTAAAGAGCTAACCACATCCGCACTAACAACATATTCACCATCTGATAACATAGCTTTAATCTTGTCATCTTGACCACCAGTGTGACCATCTAAATAACCCCCAGTTGCCGCATAACGCAATGGTGGATTAGTGTCTTCAAAGTAAGATGGATTTTTACGCTCTTCATCACTTAGAATTTTTGCAATGCGTTCTGTTGGAAGAGTAGGCTTGTATTGCTGATGTGGCCCATATGACTGTTGAGCTTGAGCCATGTAATCACTTAAGCTTGTTGATTCTTTTGGTATTTCTTTTTTAGCACCTAAAGATGAAAGCAAAGCAACAGCTGGCAAATAATCCATACCTTTTCTCATTAACGAGCCCAAGCCCAGCCCACCCGCTGCCTCGCCTCCTGGTAATTTCAATGTACCCCCTAAATTAGGGCTATACCCGCTTCCACCACCAAATAAGCTACCTAAACCGCTACCGCCAGAACCACCGTATAGCGCATCGCCAAATAAACCATGGCCAAATAGATTGCCGCCAGTCCCACCAAATAGCCCAGTTCCAGGCCCACCCAGTAAACCACCCAATAATGCCGACCCACCAAACCCTAATGCCGCACCCATTAGTGGATTACCGCCAGTTAAAGAATTACCCAGCGCACCACCTAAACCAGCGCCTATTGGTCCGCCTAAAAAACCACCTGCAATAGGGGCTGCAACTCTGCCTATAAATTTACCCAGCTTACCCCCAAACTTTCTATGTTCAGCGTTTCGCCAGCTACCACCAGCTTTATAGTGGGGCATAACAGCCCCTTGCTGTGGCTGCATTTGATACTGTGCAATCATCTCAGCTAATTGGCTTAGGCTTTGCGGGGATACACCATAATCACCATCTACTTGGCCACCTGCAGCATATTGGGCTTGGGCCAAATTAGTATTAGTAAAGGGCTTAGGTGGGTTTAACTGTGGCGTCATTGTGCTTGGATACAATGGAGGCATGTTATCTGAAGGCACGCCCATCATAGGCTGTGGATTAGTATTGGCCATGCCATAAGCATAAGGCTGGCTACTGCTAAAGTTAGGGGCTTGGGATGGCGGATAAGAGCCATTCATTGGCTGTTGTTGAGCCATTAGCATTTGATTGTAACCAGACATATTGAAACTCCATTTCCACGATTATTGGTTGTCCATGACAGTATAATACACGCTTTGAGCCCAAGCTTGCCAATCCTTGAAAGAGGCAGTTCCGGGGCAGTTAGCATTAGCAAAAGTATCTTCCTGTAACAGTTGATCCCCCCATTCTTGCCATTGGTCAGGATTTAACAGAATGGGGATATTATCAGAGGGAAAGTCTATGAAAAGACTAGACGCCCAAGTCTCTATAGAGCATCCAAGGGGTATCATCATGAGCGTGCATCGCCAATGGACATCAATAATATCAACTGCCCCAATTCAAAAAATCCCCCAACTGCAAAATTTTCAAACTTCAAGGTCATATAACGTCTCTGTTCACGCATATCCTGTTTTTCCTGGCCAACAGCTAGAGTATACGTATTAACTGTATCAGTTGCTGATTGTGCGTATTCTCTGCCAGAAACTGACAATGTAATATCCCCAGATTGCTGCCAAAAATCAGGCTCAACACGCTGTAAATCAACCCATCTATCAGTGCCAGACCATTGCCCGTTCGGGCCAACTGCAACCCATGCAATATCACCAGTTTCAATTGCACAGTAAATTGCAGTTAATGTGCCATTAATGTTTTCATCATTACCCGTCTCATGCATGTAAACATTGTATGTAGTATCCACTGCAGCAACATTATTAGCCCAGATTGGGTCAGCAAATACCTGCTCGTAATAACCAGCTGAACGTGATATAGCCGTGTCATACCAAGTATTTTCGCGCACATTATAAATTACGGCATGATCACATTCAGTTGCATTACCCCTAGGGTAGAACCACCAAATCTCACCAAATTGAGGCACTTTAGTTGCCCATACTTTTTGACGTTGCGCATAATTTAAATTTTGAAAGAAATAATTAAGGTTTAACTGATTGGGCAATTCTTGCACTATACCGTTATACATTAAGAATCTATCAATACCAGCCCAAAAGTATCTTGAGTCATATTCAATTACTGATGATGATGAAAGTATCGACGATTGGTCGGATATTGTGTCAAATCTAAAATCAACTTGGCCACCAATACCCGTCTGTGTCATGCGTATAACGCTGTTTAATGACCATAGCAGACCAGCTGGTGAGCTATTGCCGCCACGAACAGGCAAGCCAAATACTATTTTCTGATTAGTAATGCGTGCTGTATTTAACAGTGTCGTTGGATCGTTGGCCGCAAATATCTGTACAGTGCCATAATTACCATATGCAATAAGATATGGGTTTAAACTGACAATACCGCCAGATGTCACAAAACCCGTAGCAGTTAATGCTGCAGCGCTATCTACTGGACCATAATAAATAGGGGTTTCAACAGCTGAATCAATCGATGATAAGTTTGGGGCAGCATGTGCAAATAGTCTATTATCATTACTCACCGTTACAAACTGTGTATCAAATTGCCAGATATTATCATTGTTAACGACAAAACCAGCAGGAGTGCGATCGGTTAAGCTCGCAATTGGTGCGCCAAATTGGTCAATAGTAAAATATTTTAATGAAGCATAATCGGCTACATAGACGTTAAAGTTAGGGCTTACAGGGGATACAAATAAATCGCGTACAATGTTAGGCAGAGAGGCGATGATTTGTTTGTAACCACCCATTTTACGAGGCACGCCCCTTTGGAATCGGCACCACTGCCCGTCAATGTAATAATTACCAGAGATTTCGGTCCCGTCTCTTTTGATTCCCGATTGGCACGTTATTGGGTAAGCCTTCCAGCTCATAAAATATCTCCGTTATAGATCAATCGCTAGCTCTGTTGGATGCTCTATCGAGAACTCGCTGATCATCTTGCGAGTTAATAGATGCAAGTGCTCTATCGTACATAGATTGCCATACTGGAATGCGCTCATCATTTTTCAAATAGGGAATCGCCTCTAATAAGCACCCATATAAAAATAAATCAGGCGCATAATTTGTGATCCAATTTGTTTGGTTTAATGTAGATATTGGATCTGGCAATTGTAAAAAACACAGTTCAAACGGATATGCAGCATCTGGGGTTGGGCATACTACAAAATCTGAATAACCATAATCTGCATAGTATAATGGCGCTCCAGTTTGCGTAGAATCTGGCCAATATGAACGAATAAATTCATAGCTTCTCAAGTAAAGTTGATTCCTGGTGTTATTGCCCGCTCCAGTTCCATAGTTAAATGAAAGAGTTCTTCTCCAGCGTGCAGGCTTAGGAATAACAGACTGCGCAGGCGTAAACGCAGAAACCACATAAGATTCTAAACCTAAATTTTTAGATTCTCTGCAAATTCTTTGCTCAGCTTGATATATGAAATATGGTATTTGCGCCAATACATCTGTAGACGTGTTGTTCAAATAAGATTCAACTTGCGCCAATAAGCTGTCATAAGTCATTATAGCCGGTCCAGTCATTTACTTATCCTTCTGTTGTTTCTCAAGCTTCTTTCGACGCTTTTCCTTAGTCGATAACTTCGGCTTACCCTTACCCTCTTTTCTCTGCTCTTTTACAGCCATGATTACCCCCCAGCAGGCTTTGGAAACTTATCCTTCACAGCTTGTATCGCTGCTTTCCAACCATCAAAACCTTCGTGGAATAAAATATCGAGCTGATTTACAACCGATGGATAAGCTTCAGCTCTTGCATATTTATAACCATTTGCAGCCATGTCAGCAGCTCTGCGTGCATCTTCTGCAGCCCATGCTGCCAATGTAGCAGCTTCTTCTTCTGGACTCATTACTACTTCTACACCGTTAATCATTTGCGTTAACATAATCTCTCCTTAAGAATTTTGTAGACCATACATACGTATTGTGCCGCTGGTTATATTGCCTGAGCTCATATAAAACTTAATGGCTGTAAATGTGGCTGCAGCTTGTGAAAAACTGCCTTGAATGGCTGCGGCAAATGGTGTGGTTGCCGTAGTATAACCATTTGTAAAAATCCCAGTTGCTATAGAGCTTGTTCCGGTACATCCTGCTAGCCATAACTGGCCACAATAATTACCACCTGTGCTTGGTATGCCATAAACCCCAGCGTTTTGAGACATAGTTATTTGTGGGTCCGATGCAGTATATTCAATATATGTTGAACCGCCCAAGAAAGCATTTAATACCCAATTATAATTGGCCGTTACATATGTTGGGCCACCGCCGGTACCAAGAACGCAGTATAAAATAACATTATTAGTTGCTGGTAATATGTTATTAAACACAAACACATATTGATCATAGGTTGAGTTAAATAGGCCGTTAAACACAAGGCTTGCGCTTCCTGATGCTGTTTGTGTAGATAACAGAGTCATTCCTCCGCCGCCGCCTGTTCCTGAAGATCCAGCCGTTGCAATCCCATATATGGCAATCGTACCGCTTGTTATATTGCCCGAATCCATTGCAAATCTCAGAGAAGTATACGTAGCTGCGGCTTGCTGCCCAGAACCAGTACAGGTTAACATGTCACCGCCGCCACCCGCGTCTACATAACTAATACTAGAGTTGTACCCAAAAAGATTTGAAGCTGCATTTGGGCCATTTATAACCATAGAGCCGTTAATAGGTGTTGCCGAACTTGCCCCATGCGAAGCTTCATATGTAACCCTAAACTGTGCATCAGAATTGTTTACAGTTCTATCAGTCCCGCCACTATATCCAACTAAAGTCACCCAGTTATATGCAGAATTTACCCAAGTTGGGCTCGATCCAGTCCCAACCGTCATGTATAAAAATGTACCATTAGTTGCAGGAACAACATTTGTAAAAAAAACCATGTATTGACTATACGAAGAGCTAAAGATATTTACGAAATCTAAAGTAGCGCTCGCAGAAGCGGTCCTCGATCCTAAATAAACTAAATTACCACCACCTGTGCTGCCGCCTCCGCCAACTGTAAACGCACTATTCGACATTGCCTATCTCCGTTGCTTGCTCCACCATTGGAGCGATATTTCCGTTATCTACCCATTGCAAATATTTCATGTAATCACAATTTTCTGGGTCTTTTGGAATGAATGCACCATCTGGTAGACGATGAATCAATTCTAAACCATGCGCTGTAACTATTTCATAATTATGTTCATTCATATTATGTTAACTCCGACTCTAAAGTATATTGTATCGCCATTCTATCGCCAATCGCAAAACCTGCTTTTCCAGTCCCACCACCTAAATCCTGATGATTCTGGTTACCCGTGCGTGTCGATGTTGAGCTGTTTGTGCTTCTTGTTACATTCCATGCGCTAGTATCGCCTGCAACTGGATCAAAAGCTGTATAACTTGGAGCGGCTCTCATGTTGCGAGAATTATTTACAGTATATGGAAGATTGCTTGCAACACCAGCAACAGTTGCGACCAAATATAGCTCACCCGTTCCAAGCCCTGTATTTTGCGCCGGAACAGTACCATAACTAAAAGATTTTTGATAAAAAAACTGGCAATCCTTTAATTGGCTTGAAAAGCTTTTTCTTTGAAAGGGAGTGGCTTGCGTTGCGATTTCGAGCTGTACGTCACTCACTTCAAACCAGTCATTCGCGCCTGCAGTTCCTGATGGCGTAAAAGAAAACTGTACTGCAAGCTGGGTTACAGTTGAACCTAGCGCGCTTGATGAATATGTAAATGTCTGCGAGCTGGTGGTTAGCGTTGCAGTTTGCGATATAGCATTCGCTGTGCCTGTAAAAGCACCGTTTATTCCAGATATATCAGTTGTACCAGTTCCGCTATAAACCGTTACAGCTAACGCATTACTGCCAGCGCTATAGTTAGCGCCACACAAAGCTTTGAACGATAAAGTTATAACATTACCCGCAGCTCCAATGGATGAGTTTCTTGGTAAAGATGTGCAAAATAAAATGGCTGTTGTTCCTGTCTGCCCGTTATTGCGCTGAACTTTAGCTAAATAAGAGCCAGAAGTAGCACCTGCGACCTGTGTAACTGTGCATGCTTGCGATGCTCCAGTCTTAAGTTGCCACCTATCGACAGTATATGTTGTTGTGCTTGCGCCAACCGCAATTGCAGCTGAACCGCCCGCGCCACGCTGCCACACCTGCATGTCGCCATTAACCAATAAATTTTTACCACTCATGCTGGCTGGTAATTCAACAGTAATTGTACCGCTAGTTGTAACTGGCGAGCCTGTAACCGTTAAAGAGGGGCTTGTAATGCTATAACTTGAAACTAATGCGCTTTGACTTGCCCATTTAACACCATTCCCAGCGGTTGAGTCCGCTGTTAAAAACTGATTATTTGTACCAACAGCTAATGCAACATTATGTGTGCCACTATATGCAATTATATCGCCCTTGGTTGTTAAGGGGGATGTTGCATTAAAGCAGGAGATTGCTGTTGTTCCCGCAAAACCACCTTGGGCAAGAGTTATTGGATTGTTAGTATTTATGCAATTAGTTGTACTAGCTGTCATGTTATATCTGCATCCGCTTGCCAATGATAAATAATATTATTTCCAGCCGTAGCACCGCTATCGGTTGTGCCAATTACCGCCATGCCCATAGGTGTTGCCATATCAGCGGAGCTCCCAGACCAATCGGCACTCGTCGAATTATTTCTGATTTGTGCGTTAGCAGCCGATGGGTTATATAAAGTAATTGTCGGGGAAGCACGCATAACATTTGGAAACAAGAAGCACATACAGCTTTCACTGGCAGAAACTAATGTGTTGCGCATAAAAGAATAATATTCACCAGTTCCAGTCCCGACATTTTGTGCAGGAGCGGTCGCGTAATTAAACGACTTATTATAAAAAGCCTGGCATGCATTTAATTGCCAACCAAAGTTTCTGCGCTGAAAGTTTGTAGCTTGCGGCGATATCTCTAGCTGCACATCGGTCACTTGGAACCAGTCATTGGTTGAAGCTGTTGAAACTGGTGTATAGCTAAATTCAACACAAAGCTGAGTGACGGTTGAGCCTAGTGTGCTAGAGCTTGCGCTAAAGCTTGTTAAAGATGTACTTAGTGTTTTAGTTGTGCTAATCACAGAGCTAGTTCCGGTAAATGCACCGGCAATACCAGATATATCAGATGTTCCTGTCCCGCTGTAAACGGTAACTGTTAAATTGCTGCCAGAGGCGCTAAAGTTGGCACCACACGCAGCTTTAAATGATACAGAGACAACGTTACCCGCAGCTCCAATGCACATATCTCTTGTTGCTGATTGCGCAAAATAAATAACGGCGGTTCCGGCATTTGCATTATTACGCTGCACACGAGCAAGCCATGAGCCGCTAGTTGCCCCCGCTGTCTGTGTGACGGTAATATTTGTAGATGAGCCACATTTAGCCTGCCATCTGTCAACGGTATAGGATGTTGCAGAGCCAGTTAACGCAAAGCTTGCTGAGCCTCCCGCGCCACGCTGCCACACTTGCATGTCGCCATTAATTAATATGTTGTTGCCCGTTACAGATAATGGCGGCGTAATTGTTATAGGGCCAGCAGCTGTAATGGGGCTTGAACCAATCGTAAGCGTTGTTGAGCTTATGCCAACACTTGTTACAGTTCCAGTATATGCCGCCCATTTTACACCTGTTGTTTGCGATGAATCTGCAACTAGGATTTGATTGTTTGTGCCAACTGCCAATCTTGCGTTTGTTGTGCTATAGAGCAGCAAGTCGCCTTTTGTGGTAAGTGGTGATATAGCGTCAAATGCAGCCTGCTTGGTAGTTTGCCCAGAGCCGCCATTAGCTAATGCTAGAGTTGTGTTGAAATTTGCAGGATTAGTGGTTCCCATATTATGTTACATCCGCCTCCGCCGTCCAATGCACGCAAAGTTTAGAGTTTAGAGTTGTTAAAGCATTTCCTGTGCAAGTGAAAGTCACGCCTTGCGCAGTTGTTGCTAATGCGGAACTAGATGTGCAACCGGCAGAATTAGTTGCGTCATAAACCTGAGCAGATGATAAACCAGGGCTATATAGTGTAATAGTAGGGGCGACACGCATTGTAACGGGGAATGGAAATATAATTGATGGGTCTGCTAATGCCCCAGCATTGGCTGATGACCAATAATATTCTCCAGTTGATGTTCCAGCATTTTGAACAGGAGCGGTTCCCGGCACAAAAGATTTTTGATAAAACCTGGCGCATGCTATAAAAGTCTCCCAGGCGTTTGTATATTGATAATTTGTGCAAACAGGGGATATTTCCAATTGAACATTATTCACCTCAAACCAGTCATTTGCGCCAGCCGTTCCAACTCCTGCAAAACTAAACTGCACAGCTAATTGCGTAACCGTTGAGCCAAGCGCACTAGATGAGAAAGTAAATAGTTGATCAGAAGTTGTCAGTGTTGCAGTAGAGCTGATAACAGATGATGAGCCTGTGAAAGCGCCATTAATCCCACTAATATCAGATGTTCCTGTCCCGCTATAGACTGTAACCGTTAGATTAGAGCTTGCTGCACTGAAATTTGCGCCACATAAAGCATGAAATTGTAGTGACACCACATTACCCGCAGCTCCAATGCACATATCTCTTGTTAAGCTTTGGCAAAAGAATATTGTAGCAGTGCCAGCATTAGAGGCGTTACGCTGAATCTTTGCATAATTTGACCCGCTTGTTGGCCCTGCAACGGATGATACGGTAATATTAGTTGCCGCACCGCAGGATGCTTGCCATCTGTCAAATGTATATTGTGTTGCCGAACCAGTCATCGCAAATGAAGCGCTATTATTTGCGCCCCTTAAAGCTAAAGACATCTGCCCATTTATTAGCATATTATTACCATAAATAGACAGGGGTGTATTAATAGTCATCGTGCCGCTAGTTGTAACTGGCGAGCCTGTAACTGTTAGCGTTGTGCTTGTTAATCCTGCGCTAGTAACTGAGCCTGGTGCGCTCCAGCTAATACCGTTAGTTGCTGTAGAGTCAGCAATTAATGCGGTAGTATTTGCGCCTACTGCCAAGGCTGCGCATGTGCTGCCAGAATATCCAACAAAATCACCCTTGGTTGTGAGTGGCGACAGAGCGTTAAATGCATTTGTTGCAGTTGTTGCGCCACTACCACCATTAGTGGTTGTGACTGGATTATTAAAGCCTGCAGGATTAGTAGTACTCATGCCGTGATAAAGCTTCCATATCCGTTCAAGCATACAAAGCTTGTGTTGGCCACAGTACATACAACCGTGACGCAATCATATCTTGAGCCATCAGCTAAGGAGCCTGCGGCGGAAGTGCTTGCGGCGCCTGTGTTAATGACTTGAGAGCCTACGAGTTGTAGCAGCCAGCCACCAGATGATTGACCAACAATTGTGAAAGTGTCGCCAACAGCAGTTGATGCTGGCATCGTCAATGTTACAAGAGAGGCGCCATTGTTAATCAAATATGTAGAGCCTGCAACCATTGTAACCGAGCTTGACGCTTGATTTACAACCGTTGGAGAGGGGATAATTTTACCGCGCATATTGGTGAAAAATGCAGCAGTTGTAGATAACGCAACCATAAGCGGTTTGTCGATATATCCAACCGTTGTTACTTGAGTGGCAGTGTATGCCCCAGCACTAGATGCAGATAAGAAATACACTGTGCCTGCTGTTAGAGCTGACAGGGTAGTTATTTCGCCATACATGAGTAGTGTAAAATTATTTGCATCAGTTACAACCGACACAATACCCGCTACTTCAGCAGTTGCTGCGTTATCAGCTTTTGCAAGCGTATATGTGCCACTGCTTAAGTACACAACATTGCCCACGCTAAAGCCATGTGAGCTTTGTGCGACGGCTAAGCTTAAGTTTGTACTGCTATTTGTAATTGTTTGCCATGTTGGAAGCGCTGAGCTGCCATTGCTTGTTAGCACTTGTCCGCTTGTGCCAGTTCCTGCATTTTGCAGATTGCCCGTAGCAGTTGTTCCTGCGCATACCACGCCATAAGCTGTTGTTAGCGTTGTTAAGCCTGTGCCGCCGTATGGAACAGTAACCGCAGTACCATTCCAGACGCCTGTTGTAATAGTTCCAACATTATTTGTAGAGCCGCTTAACGTCACATTGCTTGTGACTTGTAGTGTGCCAGATATTGTCCAGCCATTATTACCAAGGGATGCGTTTGATGGGGCTAACCAGTGAACATCCCATGAGCCATTAGCTGTGCTTGCGTCTTTAAGTAGAAGAATCGCATAGGAGCCGGATGCTGCCGAATACAATGTATTTGAACCATTATCTTTAATGGTAACAATGCCTGACGAATTATTGTTTACTTCAAATTCAAAACCAACACTGAGCGTAGTTGCATCTGGCAATTTTAAGCTCTGAGTAGTTGAGCCAGTAAAAACCTGATAACGAGTGGAGGTTGCGGTTAAAGTTGTCGTGCCAGCTGCTGTTACTGTTGAGGTAACCGCGCCAATAAAGTTATTGGCTGAAGGGTTGCCGGGCAATATTGGGTTAGTGGGGATCGACAACGTAACTGCGCCAGTTGCTGCCGATGCAGTAATCTGATTGGCGGTTCCGGTAATGCTAGTAACGCCCCCGGTGCTATTTTGCCAGCTAGGTAGAGCGCCTGCGCCATTACTTGTTAAAATTTGGCCTGAAGTTCCCAATGCTGAGATTGTCTGTACTGCGCCAGTTGCTGTTGTTCCCGCACATAAAACACCATAAGCAGTGGTTAAAGTGCCAACACCAAGCCCACCTCTCGTTACAGCTAATGTGCCAGTCCAGCCTGCAGTGATTGATGTTGCTTGCAATAGGGCTGTAGCGG